ATGTTTCCATTTCTGATAGCGATCGACCCCCTACCCCATCGCGCGCACGTTAAGGAGTTGTCTCTGTGGAGTTCGTTGAGGGTTCGGTTCGTGCTGCGGTTGATGAGTCGATTCGGATCAACCGTCAGTTGTTGCCGGAGGATGCCGGGTTGGTGGCGGCTGCGCGTGCGGTGGCGGATCGGATTGATGACGCGATTGCTACTGAGTCCGGTTCGGAGTTGACGAAGGCGCTTTACCTAATCCCGCATGTGACGAACTTGCTGCGGGAGATGTTGGCGACGCCGGCTGCTCGGTTGAATGCGAAGGTGAACAAGGAGGTTCCGGGTGGCAAGCTCGGTCAGCTCCGTGGCATTGCGGGGGGCAAGTCTGCTGCTGGGGCGTGAGGAGCCGCGCGTTTGGACTCCTCCTCTGAGGGAGTTGACGCCGGCTACTACTCGTGGCTTTGAGTGCATCGAGTTTGCGCAGGAAGTGCTGGGCATTGATCTTGTGCCGTGGCAGAAGTGGTTGCTGATTCAGTGCGCTCGAGACGCTTGAGGATGGGACGTTTAGGTTTCGTACGGTGTTGCTGTTGGTGGCGCGGCAGAACGGCAAGAGCACGCTCATGCAGGTGTTGTCGTTGTGGCGTATGTATGTCGATGCTGCGCCGCTGGTGATTGGTACCGCTCAGAACTTGGACATTGCCGAAGAGGTTTGGCGTGGCGCTGTTGAGATGGCTGAGGAAGTGCCGGAGCTTGCGGCTGAGTTGGATCAGGTGTTCAAGCAGCCGGGTAAGCAGTATTTCAAGTTGACTTCCGGCAGCCGCTACAAGGTGCAGGCGGCATCGCGGCGCGGTGGCCGTGGCTTGTCGGGTGACTTGGTGATCTTGGATGAGTTGCGTGAGCACCAGAACTGGGATGCGTGGTCGGCTGTCACGAACACGACGATGGCGCGTGCTCGAGCGCAGGTGTGGGCGGCATCGAACGCTGGCGATCGTACGTCTGTCGTGCTGTCGTATCTGCGGACGCAGGCGCATCTTGAGTTGGGCGACCCTGACGGTTTGGCTTCTGGTGAGGGTGCAGACGTTGCGGTCAGTTCTTCGCTCGGCATCTTCGAGTGGTCGGCACCGCCTGACTGTGACCTGATGGACCGTGAGGGTTGGGCGCAGGCGAATCCATCGCTGGGGCACACGGCGTTGTCGGAACGTGCCTTGGTTGCGGCGGCTCAGGCTCCTGAGAATGAGTTTCGTACGGAGAACTTGTGCCAGTGGGTGACCAAGTTGCGTGAGGGTGTGTTCCCTCCGGGCGTGTGGGAATCGAACGTGGTTGAGGATTCGTTCGTGGTCACGTCGCAGCCGGTGGTGGCGGTGGATACGCGGACAGGGTTGCGGCAGTCGATGGCGATTGTGGTGGCTGGTGGTTCGGAGTGCGGCGATCTGGTGGATGTGGCTCGGTATGAGCTGGGGATGCATGAGCAGTGGGCGCAAGATCACGTCGTCAATGAAGTGGTCGGGGTGTGCTCGAGGCTCGGTGTGACATCGGTGGTGGTCGACAAATTCGGTGAGAACGCGCATCTGATTCCGTCGCTTGAAGAGGCCGGGTTGACGGTTGTTCGGCTGGACACGACGGACATGCGTAGCGGTGCTGTCGGTTTCACGGATGCGCTCGTGAATGGGCGTGTGAAGCACAAGGGGCAGGAGCCATTGAACGTGGCCGTGTTGGGTGCTGAGAAACGTTCGAGCGGTGAGGGGTTTTTGTGGTCGCAGGCGCGCAGCTCGACGGACATTACGCCGTTGCGTGCGGCGACTGCTGCGTGGTGGGTGTATCGGTCTGGCATGAGCGAGGCGGACTCGAGTTGGTTTTTCTAGGGAGGCGTCGTGCGCGTGTTGACGACTGTGCTTGAGGTGGCGTTTGCGGGGGCGATTGTTGCCGGGATCGGTGTGCTGTTCGGGTTCGGCTGGGCGCTGATCTCTGCCGGCGTTCTTGGTCTGGTCGGTTCTTGGTGGGTGAACCGGTGAGTGTGTTCGCGCGGCGCGAGTCGGACCCGACTGTTCCGCGTTCGTGGTATTCGCGTACGTCGGGGCGTGTGACGCCGAAGAATGCGATGCGGCATTCGGTGGTGTGGGCGGCCCGTCATCTTCGGGCTGATCTGATTTCGTTGATGACTCCGCATGTGTTCCGCGACGTTGATGGTGTGTCGGTGCAGCAGGGCAAGCCGCCTGTGTTGGTGGAGCCGTGGGAGATCGCTGACGGTCAACCGATGTCGATGAATGAGTGGATGTATTCGACGCAGATGGCGTTGGATGCGTTCGGCAACAACGTGGGCATTGTTCACGCGCGTGATGGGTTCGGGTTGCCGACGAAGATTGAGCCGGTTGACCCGGAGCAGGTGTCGTACAAGATCAAGGGCACTCGCATTGTTGAGTATCGGATCAACGGTTCTGTGGAGGATGCGAAGTTCATTTGGCATGAACGTCAGCACACGGTTCCGGGGTTCCCGGTGGGGTTGTCGGCTATTACGAATGCTGCGTTGGCGTTGTCGTCGGGTTTGTCTGCGCAGGAGTTCGCGTTGTCGTGGTTCCAGAACGGGGCTGTGCCTTCTGCCATTCTGCGGAACAGCAAGCCGATTACGCGGGAGCAGGCTCAGGAGGCGAAGGCGTCGTTCAAGGCTTCTGTTGAGTCGGGTGACGTGTGGACTAGCGGTTCTGATTGGGAGTATCACCCGGTTTCGGTGAAGGCGTCGGAGGCGTCGTTCATTGAGCAGATGCAGTACTCGGACGTTGAGCTGTGTCGCTTCTTCGGTGTGCCGGCTGACCTGATTGACGTGTCGAGCGTGAACGCTTCGGCGGTGACGTATGCCTCTATTTCGCAGCGCAACCTTCAGCTCTTGGTGATGAACCTTGGTGGTGCGGTGAAGCGTCGTGAGGATGCGTTGTCGCGGCTGGTGCCGGGTGGTCGGTATGTGAAGTTGAACCGGTCGGCTGTGTTGGCGATGGATGACAAGACGCGCGCTGAGGTGTTGAAGATGCGTATTGAGTCGCGGACGATCACACCGGATCAGGTGCGGGCGTTGCATGACGAGATGCCGTTTGACGAAGAGGACTACAAGCAGTTCGACCGACTGTTCGGCCCGAGGATGCCGAGTCAGGCACAGACAGCAGGGGGAAACTAATGGACACTCGATTCTTGAGCCGTGAGGATGCTGCTGCGGCGCGTCGTGAGTCGGTCGTGCAACGTGTGGATCGTCCGTCTCAACGACGGAACGCACCGGATGCGGATGCTCGAGCCGCGATGTCGGCTAAGAGTGTGATGGAGTTCCGTGACGCCGACAACGGTGCGCTGAACTTTCACGGTCTCGCGTCGGCGTATGAGCGTGGCTACGTCATGCACGACATCTTCGGTGAGTACACGGAAGTTGTCACGGCGGGCGCTGGCACGCTGTCTCTGGCGCGTGCAGACCTTGATGTGCCGTTGGTGTTGCAGCACGATTCGATGCGCCGTATTGCCCGCACGTCGAACGGCACGCTCACCCTGCGGGAGACCGACACGGGCCTTGAGGTGGAAGCTCCGAACCTTGACGGTGCTGACGCGGATGTGGCGTACATTGCGCCGAAGATTCGGTCCGGTCTGATTGATGAGATGTCGTTCATGTTCCGCATCAAGCGGGGTACGTGGTCGCCGGACTACACGGAGTATCGGATTGACGAGTATGACATTCACCGTGGCGATGTTGCCATTGTCGGGTACGGGGCGAACCCGTACACGGCCACAGAACTCCGTGCGGCTCCTGCCGTGCGGTCGGGGCGCGACCTGATCTCTTCGGAGATGGTGCGTCTCATTCGCCTCTAACGAGGCACCTAGTACGTTTCGCGCTCGCGCAACAAGCCACGCTCTGCGGACTGATGGCTGGCCTGACTGATCGAACGACTGGATTTCACACATTCATTCGAACAGGAAGGGCAGAACTATGCCTACTATCACTGAGATTGTTGCGCGTAAGCGTGACGAGCTGGCGGCGAAGGTTCGCAGCCACAACGAGATCGTCGAAGAGCTGAACGTTCTTCGCGGTCAGGACGCACCCGACGAAACCCTTGTGGCGGAGAAGGTTGCCCGCAAGGAAGCCGTGTATGCGGAGATCGACGCACTTCGTGCGGAGGTTGCCAAGTTCGAGGTTGAGGAGCGTGTCGACGCGGAGGTTGCCCGACTTCAGGGCACCGTGTCGGAGGAGCGTGCTCCGAAGGTCGAAGAGCGTGTGCAGGTTCTTTCGGAGGCCAACCCGGTCTACCGCAAGGGCGACTCGCAGACTTCCTACTTCCGCGACATCTTCGACGCTGGCCGTGGTTCGCGTGACGCTGGTGACCGTCTGGCCCGTTCGCAGGAGTCGCGCAGTGCGACCACTGTGGCCGGTGCTGGTGGACAGTTTGCGCCGCCGCTGTGGCTTGTCGAGGACTTTGTTGCCATCGCCCGTGCGGGCCGTGTCACCGCTGACCTTGGAAACGTCGCACAGCTCCCCGGTGGAGTTGCGTCGGTCAACGTTCCGAAGGTCACCGGCAACAGCGTTCCTGGTGTGACGGAGACGCAGAACACGTCTATCACTCAGTCGAACTTCACGACCACTTCGGTGTCGTCGGGAATTGCGACCATTTCGGCACGTCAGACGGTTTCGCTCGAGCTGCTCACGCAGTCGGGTGTTCCCATCGACCAGGTCATTCTGTCGGACCTTGCTGCGGGCTACGCGGTCACCCTCGACCAGCAGGTCATCAACGGGTCGGGCACTGCGGGTCAGCTTCGTGGTCTGATCACTGCGGGTACGACGGTCACTTACACGTCGTCGGCTCCTGCTGTTGTGTCGACCACTGCTGCAAACAACTTCTACACGAAGATTCTTGCGGCGGCGTCGACCATGCATGGTGCGCGTTTCCTGGCACCGCAGGCGATCGTTATGCACCCGCGTCGTTGGGCGTGGACGCTGGCGGGCCTTGATGGGCAGTCGCGTCCCATCGTGACTCCGGGCGCGGCAACGTTCAACGCTATCGGTCAGGGTGGCGCTCCGGTTGCTCAGGGTTACGTCGGTGACCTTGCGGGCATTCCGGTTTTCGTTGACCCGAACATTCCCACGAACCGTGGCGTTGGCACGAACCAGGACGTTGTGTTCGTTCTGCGTACGGACGACCTGTGGCTGTGGGAGTCGGAGACGGAGAGCGCGTCGTTCGACGCAACTCTGGCGGCGCAGAACTCGGTTCTGTTCCGTGTGCTCGGCTTTGCCGCGTACATCCCCGACCGTCACCAGGCTTCGGTTCAGGTGATCGACGGAACTGGCCTGACGGCCCCGACTCTCTAAGTCGGTGTAGTACCCCTGGGGGGCTGTGCGTCCACGGCGCAGCCCCTCAGGTTCATCCGTGGAACCGTGGTGGAGGCGTTGTGAAGTCTGCTGACCGTGTGACGTTGGCGTGGATTGATCCGGGTCAGGTGGAGGGGCAGTTTGCCACGTCCCTCATTGAACTGTTCCGGGCACGTCCCGAACGGCTGGTGGCGTTTCTGCGCGTTGAGGGCGGGTTGTTGTCGCGGCAACGTAACGAGGTCGTCAAAGGCTTTCTCGATAATGGTTCGGCTCAGTGGTTGCTGATGGTCGATTCAGACCAGGCGCTACCGGTTGAAGCGTTCGACAAACTGGTGGCGGCTGCGCATGAGAAGGAACGGCCTGTGGTGGCCGGTTTGTACTTTGGCACGTTGCCTAATCCGACCGGCCTTCTGCCGACTCCGGTTCCGCATTTCTACCGTCGAGCTGACGACGGAATCATGGTCACCCCTGTGGTGGATTATCCGCAAGATCAGGTGATTGACATTGACGCGGCGGGCACTGGGTGCCTGTTGGTGCATCGCAGTGTGCTCGAGACGATTCGTGACAACGCTGACCCGTCTGAGGGGGATGCGTGGTGTTGGTTCCGCGACCTACCCCTGAACGGTCATTGGGTTGGCGAAGACATCTACTTCTGTCGGCGTATCAAGGCGTTGGGGTTTCCCATTCATGGGCATACGGGGGCGATTCTGCCGCACCGTCGTAAGTACTGGTTGGACGAACGGCAGCACGAAGCTGCTCGACTCGTGAGGAGAAGTTCTGATGGTTGATGTGGTTGAAGATGCGGCGGTTGTGAAGGATTGGTCTGAGTGGGCGGCGCGTGCTGCGGAGCGGCGTAAGGCGGCTGCGGAGGCGGAGAAGCGCGACGTTGAGTTGCGTGCTGATGAGCGTGGCTACATTGTGCGGGGCGAAGACTAGTGGCGATCACTGACGGCCTGATTACTTTGAACGAGGCGCGTGCGTCGCTCGGGTGGGCGGCGTCGCAGACGGCAGACAACGACGACCTTGAACGGTACATCGAGGCGGCAACGCCGATCATCGAGAACATCACCGGCCCCGTGCTGGTGAAGTCGCGTGTTGAAGCGTTCGACGGTGGACGCGCGTCGGTGTTGTTCCCTACCCGGTTTACTACGGTCACGTCGATCACGGAGAACGGGCGTGCGGTCGGTGACTACGTGGCGGACGCTGATAAAGGCATCATCACGAAGGGTCGCATTGATGCGCCTGACGTGTTCGAACCGGGAGTTCAGAACGTAATCGTGACGGCTTCGGTGGGGTATGCGGCGAATGAGGCTGCAGTGAAGCCGAATGTGAAGTTGGCGGCGCGTGAGCTGGTCCGCTTCATGTGGCAGCAGGGTCGTCAGGCGAACATTCCCGCGTTCGGTGAGGGGCCAGAGTCGGGTGTGGTTCCGATGGGGTTCCTGGTCCCTAAGCGTGTGCAGGAACTTCTCGAGCCGAATACGTCGCCTGCCAGGGTTCGCGTAATGGGCAGCGCGACGAACGCACGCGAGTTCCGGAAGGCGAGTCTTCGACCGGTGCGTGCTCCTGTATGCGGCGGACACGAACCCGTACACGCTCGTCGTGCGTGGTTTGCCGGCGTTCGCTAACGCACAGGACGTGGTCGCGGTGGGGGCGGTCACGTCGAATCAGGAGTTCGCGACGTTGAGTCGCACGCAGCGGTCCCGTGAGGAAACGTTGACGTGCCAGGTGGACTTCTATTCGTTCCGCCCTGGCGACGAGGCGATGGAAGAAGTTGTCGAGGCTCGAGCGTACGAAATGTTGGACGAGCTGGCCCAATACGTCCGCCAAACCGACACGACCCTCGGCGGCGTGGTCCGTCATTGCTTCCTGACTGATGTGGCCGCTGATGCGGCGACTGACCCTCAAGTGTTGGCGAAGGGTCGAATGCATGTCCTGTCCGCCACGTTCACTGCGCAGTACCGAGTTCAAGGAGCCTGACCGATGAAGTTGAAGAACGTTTCCCCGCTGGGGGAGTTGGATGTGCCGCTGCTCAAGCGGGTGATTGCGGCGGGTGAAGTGTTCGAGGTGCCTGCCGATATTGGTGAGGCGTTGGCTGCTCAGCCTGACGTGTTCGAGGTTGTCAAGGAGAAGGGGGAGGTCAAGTGACTACTCAACTTGACGCACAGATAGGTTTCAAGAAGGAAACCACGTACGGCACGGGGGTGACGGTTGACACGTTCCCTGAGTTCACGTCGGAGTCGTTGACGTGGATGCCTGAGTTCGCTCAGGGGTCGGGGATGCGTGTTGGTCAGCGTCTTGACTATTCCGACCGGCGTGTGCTGGTGAAGGAAGAGGTCGGCGGGTCGTTCTCGATTGAGCTGTTGTCGAAGGGTGTCGGCAAGCTCATTGAGGCCGCGTTTGGTGGGACGGGTTCTTC